GCCACCACCGCCGCCGGCCCGCCCGTAATGGCGCTGTCCCACCCCGCCGCGTTGGCAAACGCGGTTATGCGCCGGATGAAAGGTTTAACGGATGATAAACTGGCCGCGCAAATCGGTGTGGAGCTTGCCAATTCGCCTTCCGCTGCCGCGATGATAGCCCGCGCCAGACCTTCTGCCGCACCGGCGGGGGTCAAAAAACCATCTCGGTTCTCAGGTAAAGTTGCACCGGGCGCGTTGATGATTAACCAACTTGCACCTGAAAGGCCATAACCATGAGCGCATTGCTGTCACCGCTACCGATCATGCAGTTCTTCACCGCTGCGGGTGTGCCTTTGTCCGGAGGGAAGCTGTACACCTACGCTGCGGGCACCTCCACGCCACTAGCCACCTACACCGACTCGACCGGCAACACCGCCAATACCAACCCGGTCATACTCAATAGCCGGGGCGAGGCAAGCGTCTGGATCAGCACAAGCCAGTACAAGTACGTCCTCAAGGACTCAACCGACACTCTCATCTGGACCGTGGACAAAATATCCACTAGCGTCAGCCCGTTAGTTTTATTCGGCGCAACCAGCGGATCGACTACGATCACGCCAGTTGACGGGGTTACTGCGACTATTACGCTACCGAGTGCCACGGGAACGTTGGCAGTACTGGGGGCAAACACGTTTACTGGTAACCAGACGATTACTGGAACGGCAGTTGTGTCTGGTGCTGGGTTTACTTTCAGCGGTGCTGGCTTTGGCTTGTTCGGAACCTCAACAAGTGGTGCTGGAATAGGAACTTCAGTTCAGAGTTTTACTTTTGACTCTTCAACCGCAACCGGCGCAAGCCCTCATGACATATGCGCTACTTTTAAAAGTGATGTTTCAGCAGGGCAGCCGTTAATTATCTGGAACGCATCAAGTGCAGGGGATGCTTTTTTTGAAAAATACTACACAGAACCAACTGGTTCTGCGGCTCTCAGAGGATCAATTCAATATAACAGAGGCGGTGGCGTTACCGCTTTCAACACTACTTCAGATTATCGTTCAAAGGACATTGCTGGTCTACTGACCAATGCCGGAGAAACTATTGATAAGTTAAAAGTTTATCTTGGCACAATGAAGGGTGCAACAATTGCCAGACCGATGCTCATTGCTCACGAGGCCCAAGAAGTTGTGCCTTATGCGGTATCGGGAACAAAAGATCAGGTAGATGCTGAAGGCAATGCTAATTTCCAGCAAATGGATCACCAGATTCTTGTGCCTTTGCTTCTTGCAGAAATACAAAGTTTGAGGGCAAGACTTGCAGCACTCGAAGCAAAATGACGACAGTCAATGAGGTTGACCTGAAGATTGAAGGCCACATCGACAAGTGTGAGTTGCGGTATCAATCCATTCAAGTAGAGATGAGGGCTTGCAATGCTCGACTGAAGAGGATCGAGGAGATTGGTATTGGGGCGACTGGAGCAATTATTCTTCTGCTTATTCACATCATTTTAAAAGGCTGATTATGAAACTGCTCTGGCTCTTGTTTCTTTCCTTCAACGTCTCTGCTGCTGACTTGATCTTCTGCGAAGGGGCGTATGCACTTTGTGCTGCGTCTGGTGCGGTTCCTACGGGTAATGCCATGAGCATTGGCGGCAGGAAGTTTCTGGAGGGAATGGCAGTCTGCCCAGTAATCGTAGGGGTGTCGGTTGGTAATGGCGCGTTGATGAAGAACGGTTGCAAGGCTCCCGAAGGTAAGGTCTGGTCATTGTTTGGCGCAGTCACAAGCCTCCCGCAAGCACCGTCATGGGCGGTAGCACCACTGGTTTCAAGGACGTTCACGCTGACTAAAGATGACCAGATGAGCAATATGTGGTCAATGCCCTGCACGTTGCAATTGAAACCCGTCAACGGGGTGACATTGGCTAACTGCTACGGGCCGCTCAATGAGTCACCTTTTGACAATGGGCATATCAAGCCAGGATCTAAAATCGTGACGGATGCGCCGGTTGGAGTGCAGTACCCTGTCGGTGGAAACCTTAAATAAGGAAAATAATTATGGGCTGGCTTAGAAAACGATTTGGTGAACCAAGCACGATGGCAGGATTGGGCGTAATTTTTATGGTTGCCGCGCCAATGATCCCGCCTCAATATCAACTGCTGGCGCAGGGCGTGGCGGCGGCGTTGGGTCTGGGTGGCGCGGTCAAGGCAGATCCCGGCAATAAATGACCCCGCATTTCACCCTGGCTGAGCTGACCGTCACCGACCACCGGACGCTGGATAACACGCCAGATCCGGCGGCATTGGTTAACCTGCAACGTCTGGCTGAGTTTCTGGAAAAGGTGAAGGAGTTGCTGCGGTTTAAGCCGATCATGGTCAACTCGGCCTACCGCAGCAAAGCGGTCAATGACGCGGTGGGGAGCAAGGACACCAGTCAGCACCGCCTCGGGTGCGCTGCTGACCTGCGAGTGCCGGGGATGACACCCAAAGAGGTGGTGCAGGCCATCGTTGACTCGGATCTACCCTTCGATCAGTGCATCAAAGAGTACGACCGATGGACCCACGTCAGCATCCCGAACACACCGGCGGCGGCGCCTCGCCGCCAGACGTTCTCTATAGGCTGAAATACCGCCATTTCTTATACGCCTTTGTCCTGCCGATAGCCCCCTCTGCGGCCATCCGGCGCAGGGCGTTTAGGGACTGCTCCAAGGTGACGCAGGCGTCCTTTGAGACTTCGGACGCCGGCCGTGGGATGTCGGTCAGCTTTGACATCAGTTTCAAGCACAGATCCGCATAATTCCCAATGGCCGCGCTGGGACGGTTCTTCGCCGCAACGAACCGCACCGTGATCCACGGCTCGTCAAGGGTTGGCACGTAGACTGGGTACTGCTTCTGCGGTTCCTTGGCGCGGGGCTGCCAGTACCAGGCTTTGCGGTTGGGCTTTATTACCCCAAATGGATCGTTAAACGTCTGAGCTTGGTTCATTTTGGCTTCCTTTTAGATGCGTCAATGCAAGCCTGGCATTTCCACCGTTTAACGCCAGAAGGGACGGTAACCAGTTTGACCGCCGGATTGTGCCAGCAAGTGCTCGTTCATTTGACCTCCCTCCCTCTACTCTGAAGCCACTCAGTCAGGAGTGGAACTGGCCTGGGTTTCCAATTACTACCAGACTCATAGGCAAACGGCTTGCCGTGGCGCTGGCGCGCTACAGCGACCTTATTAACTCCAGCCGCTCCCGTGAGTCGCGTAAACTGCAATACCTCTGGTGCAGTCTGATTAGCACCGCTATTCGGCGGTGTCCTTTCTTTTCCTCTTGCAACATGTTCCATACTTCCCCCTCGGTTTTGGTTGATAAACCGTTATTTAACTCGCGCCACGTAGTTTTCAATTTTGTTCTCCAACTTTGATATTTCACCCAGGCACCGCGCAAACGCCCGTTCCGCAGCGCGTAACGTACGATGCCGGATGGTCAACTCCGCTTTCGCGGCCCTTAACTGCTCTTGCCATTTCTTCATTTCAATTCCTCCATTGCAACATCGGATAGCGACCGCTTGTCCCGCAGCGCCCGCAGGATCTTCTCGTCGATGGTGCCACGGGTCAGGATGGCGTAGCACCACACGTCATGCTTCTGGCCGCTACGGTGCAGCCGCCCTACTGTCTGTTCATACAGCTCCAACGACCACGGCAGGGACAAAAACACCATGTGGCAGCCCCCAAATTGAAGGTTCAGGCCATGCCCGGCAGACTTGGGATGCACCAGCAGCAACGGCGCGCGCCCTGCGTTCCAATGCTCAATCGCCCCCGCGTCGTCCAACGTCAGCGCGTAGGGGTAGCGGCGGCGCAACTCGGCTAACTCCTCCTTGTACTGGTAGGCGATGATGGTGTTGGCGTGTTGGTTCTCGGTCAACAGGTCATCCAGCGCGTCAAACTTGTGCGAGGAAAACCACACCGCGCCGCGCTCGGCGTAGGCGAACCCCGACGCCATCTGTTGCAGCTTCTGCGTGACCACCGATGCGTTGGTGGCAACCGCCTGGTCGGAGGGGAACTGCACCACAAAGTCCTTCTTCATGGCCTTGTACTCGGTCATGTCCATGTCGCACGGCACCTCCACCGCGTGTAGCGGCGGCAACTTGTCCTTGTACTCCCCCGCGTCCAGAACGAAGGTGGCCGGTTTGATGCGTTCCATCACTTGTTCCAGTGACCCCTTGGCCGGTTCCCACTGCCCGAAGTCGCGGTTGATGCAATGAAAGTACTGTTGCAGGAACGCGCCTTTGCTACGCCCGAGCAACTTCTGGTCGATGATCTTGCACTGGCCGAAGGTGTCCTCCAGTCCGTTGGAGGTAAAGCTGCCGGTCAGCCCCCAGCGGATGCGGATGGAATCGATGACCTTTGCCAACGCCTTGAACCGTTTGCCGGAGGCGTTCTTTAGCCGGGTTAGCTCGTCAAACACGATGGCGTCGAAGTCCAACTCGGGCAGCGATTGCAGGTTGTCGTAGTTGGTGACGGTGATGTGCGCGCCCATGGCGAAGGCAGCCTCCCGCTGGCGCGGGGTGCCAACGGCGATGGCGATGGTCAGCCCCGGCGCCCAGATCCTCGCCTCCTGCGGCCAGACCTCCAGACAGACGCGCTTGGGGGCGAGAACGAGGAACCGCTTGGCATGGCCGTCACGCACGATGTCGCGTATGGCGGTCAGGGTAATCATAGTTTTCCCCGCGCCAACAGGCGCAAGTATCATGGCGCGGTCGTGTTCGTATAGGAAATCCGCTGCAAATTCTTGATAAGGGCGTGGTTTAACTTGGTAAGGTCTAAGATTCAAGATACGCCTCTATGAAGGTTTGCGCGACTTGCGGGACGATGGCGTTGCCGTAGGCGCGCAGGCGTCCCACTCTGCCGGGTACCCCATGAGCCAGCGGGAATGTGCCGGGTTCAACTGGCCGGGCTTTTCCGTCGCGGCAGGGGAGCCAATCGCAGTCAGACCAGAAGTTAGCTGCGCCACCACGTCCAATACGTCGAGGCTGATCTTGCCGTTCCTCATGCGCCCCCCCCGGTAGCCGCCCTTGTGATCCCGCGTCGAGGTCGTCGGCCACGCCGTCGGCCACGAACCAGAGTCGCTGTCGGATGTGCGGTGCCCCGACGCCGCCAGCCGGTAGACCAACCGCCCCGCAGGCGTAACCTTCTCCCTCCAAGTCAGATTGAACAAGGTCGAGCCATCCGTGGTTAATCGCTGCTTCAACTTGCTCACCAAAGATAACGTCAGGTCGGCACTGGCAAATGAGGTTGAACCAGACAGGCCAGAGATGGCGCTCGTCGGTAACGCCCCCCCCGGCACCAGCGGCGCTGAAAGGCTGGCAGGGGCAACTGCCCGTCCAAACAGGTCTATTCTCGGGCCATCGGGCAAGGCGCAGGGCGTGGCTCCAGCCACCGAGTCCCGCGAAAAAGTGACATTGAACAAATCCGTTAAGATCCCTTGCGTTGACATCCTTGATGCTCCTAGAATCGACTTCACCTTTAGGCAAATGCCCCGCGACTATCAGATTGCGTAGCCACTGCGCGGCATACGGATCAAACTCGTTGTAGTAGTTCATCCACCCCACCCTTCGATCTAATCACAATGTAATTCATCCCCATGCGGCGCATGTCAGCAGCAAACAGCTTCTGCCATGGTGACAAGCGACCGCGTGCGGTCTTCAATTCCACGAACCACACCACGCCCCCTGGCAGCAGCACGATGCGGTCGGCCACCCCGACATGGCCCGGTGACACCCATTTGTACGCCTTGCCGCCATACTCGATGGCGCGGCGCACAAGGTAGCGTTCGATGTCACGCTCCAACAGCGGCATGTTGGAACTCATCGCTGCTAATCATGCCGCCGGGGTCCAGGCTCACCACGATCTGTTTGGCGTAGCTCTTAATGATGACGGTGCCGGGTATGCCGCCTTTGTCAGCGCAGTAGATCCGCAGCGCGTCTTGTAGTTCTTTAGTTGATATGACAGCTGTCTGAATTTTCATTTGGTTTCCTTTATTGACGTAAAAAACTTTACCACAGAAAATAAAAGTGTGGTATTATTTTTTCTCCACTTCAATAAAGGAATCTAAATGAACTGTATGTGTGGTGCCACCGACTGCCGCGTATGCGGACCCCTGCAAGGCTATTCACGCCGCCAGCCAACCGAACGCCATTTGGAATTGGCGTTGGACTCGGTGATCGAAACCATCTTTGAGTACGGCCAGTACCCGAAGAACGGTCGCGCCCAGTTTGACCTGTACGAGTACCTTCTGGAGAACCGCGATCCTTCCTACGCAGCCGAGATGTACGTCGCGTCCTTAAGCGACAACGAATCTGCGTTGCAAGTCCGCCGCGACCGTGAGCGCAAGACCGTTGAGGCCATGCTCGTCGAGCATCTGCGTGACTCGCATTGGGTTGCGGATCTTGCCGCTGAATACGCAGAGGAGGAGTTCGCATGAAGCACTCCACAGTCGTCGGCGGTAGCACCGCCAAGCGCGTGATGAACTGCCCAGGCTCAGTTGCGTTGGTGCAACTGGCCCCACCGTCACCATCAAGCATCTACGCTGATAAAGGCACACTGCTCCACACCGTCATCAGCGATGTGCTGGCCGAGGACAAGGCGCCCGAGGATATGCTCGGCTTGCAGTACGAGGGCCAGACGTTTGATCAGGAAATGCTCGACGACAAGATCAACCCGGCCCTGGCCCTATTCGACCGGCTCGACCCGCAGCGAGAGATGGCATTAGCGGTCGAGACACGCGTGGGGTTTGGCAAGTTCCTCCCCGGTGCCTTCGGATCCTGCGATGTGCTGGGCCGCATAGGTGACACGGCCTACGTCATAGATTGGAAGTTCGGCGACGGCATTGCGGTAGACGCCGAGCAGAACGAGCAGTTGATGTATTACGCCGCGGCTGCCATGCGTACTCCCGAGGTCGCGTGGGTGTTCGATGGTGCGGTTGCCATTGAGTGCGTCATCATCCAGCCCCCAGTCATCCGCCAGTGGACGACCACACCCGCCCGCATCAAGGCGTTTGAGAAAGAACTGAAACAAGCAGTCAAGGTCAGCGCGCAACCCAACGCGCCCTTGAAGGCCGGCGACCACTGCAAGTTCTGCCCCGCACGGCCTACCTGCCCCCAGATGACCGGCGCGGTGGACCGTGCGCTAAAGGTCAAGCTCGACGCCATTGACGACGACATGCTAGGCGCCTACGCGGCCAATGCGGTCTTGTTGCAGGGCTGGATCGACTCAATCAACGAGTTGGTGCAGACCAAAATTGAGAAAGGTTATAAAATACCAGGCTGGAAGATGGTCGCCAAGAAAGGCCGGCGCCAGTGGGCCGATGAGGCCAAAGCTGCCGCCGCCTTGACCGAATTGGGCATCGACCCCTACAAGAAGGAACTGCTCTCGCCCGCGCAGGCCGAGAAGAAGGTAAAGAATCTGCCTGACGAACTGGTCGTGTCAGTCTCGTCGGGCGATACGTTGGCACCGGAGTCAGATCCGAGGCCAGCGGTTTTGCAAATCGGGCAGCAACTGACCGCTGCTCTCAATAAACTTATCTAAAGGAATAAAATGAATATCGTAACTTTCGCAGGTGCTAACCTCCCCGCTGTTGCAAGCCTCACCACGTCACTCCGCAAGCTGGAGTCTGCTGCTGGCCCCGCTGGCATTGTGATCCTGAAAATGGATCGCACCGGCCACTGGGTGTTCGGTGCAGACCAGACCGAAGTGGAGGACGGCAGTCATTGGGCCATCAACCCGTTCTCCTTCGTCCACGGCTTTATCGCCTGGGGCGACGGCGAGGTGTTGGGTGAGAAGATGGCCTCAGTGTCCGATCCGTTGCCGGAGTTGGACGCAGCGCCTCCCGGTGCCAAGAAGGGCTGGGAGACGCAGGTCGGCATGTCGTTGAAGTGCGTCAGCGGTGAAGACGCCGGCATGGAAGCGCGGTTCACCACCACGTCGGTGGGCGGCAAGCGCGCCGTGCAGGAGTTGGCCGTTGCCATCGCCGCGCAGGTTGAGAAAGACCAAAACGCGCCGGTGCCGATTGTGACCCTCGGCAATGAGCATTACCAGCACAAGTCGTACGGGCGCATCTTCACGCCAGCGTTTGGTGTCAAGGAGTGGGTGAGCTTGACCGCTGAGGCAGCACCCGCGCCGGTGCCGGTAGTGGAAGAGCCGGCACCCGCTGGCCGTCGTCGTCGGGTTGTTGCGTAAAAGGAAGCGGGGGCTTCGGCCCCCGTCTCACAATAAATCAAAGGACAAGCAAAATGAAAACATTAATCGACATTAAACAAGACATGAGCGACCTCTACGAAGCAGTCAAGGCCGGCACAGTGGATCTCAAGACCGCCAGCGAGTTGGCTAACATCAGTGGCAAGTTCCTCAAGGCCGAGCAGTTGGAACTGGCGACGGCGATATTCCTCAACACCCCTTTGCCCCGAATGATTGACCACGCGCCGCAGAT